TGGGTTAGCTACGGCACAGCAGTGCAGAAAGCCTATCCTGAAGATTCGGTAAGAAAATGGGAAAACGAGATAACGGACACATTGCAGAGGATTGTGATTTTTGGAGATTGGTCTGACGCAGTCGGACGTATGGCCAAGCAATATTTATCAACAAACAACCTATTACCAGGAACAGACTTTAAAGACACTATACCGGAAGGCGTACAATTCGTTTCAGAGTCTGAAGATAATAGAAGCATGATATATAGGACTGATTATTTTGTTGGGGGCGTGTTTGGTGAGCGAGTAGGCGGTAAATTGGATAAGGTAGAACCAATAAAAAGAGGCTTAGAGGTACGGAGAAAGAAAAAACAGGCAAAATAATGAAACTAGGTTGCATAAATCACGATAAAACACCTTAATTAAACCCAATAAATACATGAGAAAACAAATATTTCTTGCTCTTTTAGCGGTAATACTCTTTACCAGCGGCGGGTATTATTATGGATATCAACATGCCATGTCAGATTATCCTGCCAATTTCCCCGGATTTGTCAGCTATTTAAGGAATAACTACAATTCTTATAAGCACAAAGAAGACAGCCTTGTGCATATTGTAGATTCATTATCATCCAACAGTAAGCCGATAAGCTCGTTTTATACAAAGAATGGAGATCACATAACCATTGACCTAAACACAGGCAGTATCATTATCAAAAACAAGGGTGGTGGTACATCCTCTATTAATACCGGATCAGGAAATATGTACATCGATAACAGTTCAGAAAGCTCCGTACAGGTAGGTAATGGTAATTCTATCACTTATAATGATGATGACGATTTATGACAATAATATTCTGTGTAACAAAAGAAGATATAAACACCCATAAAGTAGGGAACAACTACTCCATAGCTACCCAATCAGGCATCAATATAAACTTCACCAAAGAAGCTATAGAGGAATTATATAATGATATGCTCGGATTAGATGAAATCGGGAAGGCTCCTAATCCGGACGAATCAATAGGGTTCCCGTATAAAAGGGAAGAAGCGTATGTCGGTAATCCAGACACTAAAGGCGTTATATGGAATCCAAGTGATAAAACAGTAATAGGCCTTTGACCAAAATAGAAACATACGGCTTTATAAAAAACCGAAAGGTAAAGATACCAGACGAAAGCAAATCTGTTTTCTATGCAGATGTTGGCGACCTGAAAGAAGGCTGTCCGGTTAAACTAATTGTTGAAACACTCGATAAGAGATCTACAAAGCAAAATAACTACTATTGGGCAACCGTCGTGCCTATGATCAGGCGAGAACTGGTAGCAAGGGGCAACCGCATAGATAACAACAGAACCCACCTATTTTTAAAACTACACTTCAATCCTGAGTATGTAAAAGGGGATGGTGGAGAAATATTAGGCGAAGAACCAGGCAGTACTCGAAAACTCAGTAAGGCAGAATTTAGCAACTATGTAGATAGTATAGTTCAATGGGCTGCTGAGAAACTAGGAATAACTATACCACCGGCAGGGGAGCAGACAAGTATCTTCTAAATAGCTGCAACTATCGGTCAAAAATATTTTTAATTATTTTGTTTTTCTTGTTTGCATAATCAAAATAAAGTAATAGCTTTACTGTATCAAAACAAACAGTTATGAACATATACTTATACAGAGGGGCGAAATCAGGGATTGATGTTCATTCTGCAGGTAGCTTTTTTACAGCTCATGAAGATGTGGCAATAAGCTATGCAGATCAGGAGGAAGATGGTATTGTTTATGAATTTTCTTTGAAAAATCTTAACCTGATTGATATCTTAGATACAGAAGATGGTAGCCCTGATGAGGGTATTTTGCGGATGACTGACGAGGAACTAATGAATTACGATGGCTACTACGTTCATAATAGCGGAAATAAATATGTTCAGGTATGTTTATTCGGAAGGGTTTCAAAAGATGGGTTTCAAAAACTTTCTGTAGAGGATATTAAAGCTGATGCAAAAGCTGATCATAGAAGGTATGATAGATAAAGATTTATGGGATGTATTTATGATTGAACCAAAAAGCCGGTATTATTCCGTATAAGGAATCTATAATTATGACAGGAAAAAAAGGAATGAAAGGCAGCGGCGGTAGTCGTAAAGGCGCTGGCCGCAAGAAAGCCGAAGAACTAGGCGTAGAAAAGAAAAAACAATATTCAGCATCCCTCCGCCCCTCTGATGCTAAAAGACTAATAGATAAGTTCGGCTCTATAACGAAAGCTCTGGAATCATTACTGAAGAAACTTAAACCTTAAAACCATGCCATTAGCACTTACCAACGATCATGCGGAATCTTACTGCATTCCATTTGACAGACCAAGAAAAAAGGGTATCAGTCTATTCAGAAAAGAGCTATTAGCCCGTTATGCACTGGAACTTATCTTTATAGCAGTAGGAGCCTTTACAGCCTGGTTTATCTGGTACATGGTAGAATATCTATGGCATGTAAATCCTGCTCAACATACCTACTTTATTGATCCCTATGAAGGAAAGTGGATAACTATAGCTTATGTTGGATTAAGAAAGAAAGCAAGGATAAGAAGGTATCTTCATAGATTTAAAATAATGCCTAAATACTAATACGTTATGACTAAGCAAGAGCATTTAAACGACTACTTTAAAAGAAAGCTTGATGATGTGAAAGACCTTATTGACGATAGCTTTAATTATCCAGATCAAGATTTAAGAAATGAAATAATAAAAGACAATCTTGAGAATTTATGTTTGGAATTCAATAAGGTAGTCATTGACGGAGTTGAAAGCGGATGGCCTTCTATAGACATTTGGAAAGAAGAAAATGCGGACGGCAAATAGTTATGTTTAAATACTCTAAAGATATAAAGTTTGTATCGGCTGAAGAAAAAGCCCATGAAATTGCATTTAAGCTAGCTTATATCCCTGATGATATAAAAGATATTGTTGGATTGCTCAATAGCGAACAGAACCCCAACGAGTGCGATGCAATCGCAGCCGATCATAGAACCGAACCCTGATAACCATAAATAAAAACTCATGTCAATACCAGTATCTCATCTAAGAATAGGTAACTACATATTCAACGGTCTTTATCCTGAAAAAGTAACCTCTGATACTCTATGGTCTATGGCTAAAACAGGATCAGAAGCCTATGGAGTAGAACTAACACCAGAGATATTAGAGAAGGCAGGGTTTTTCTATGACGGCTATGTGTATAATAAAAAGAATCTTTTTAGTTGCCCTACATTTTCGCCAAGAGGTGAAGAATGGGTTATCTATATTGGCGAATTTGGGGCAGGAATTGAAACCCCCGTAAAATATCTTCACGAACTACAAAACCTCATCCATTCACTTACCGGCCAAGAACTACAAATAAACCTATAAGCAATATGGAACAAAAGCAATACTTAATCGAATACGGCAAACTGGATGCTAACGGAGATATTATAGCCAAAGGAGCCATAAAGAATATTCCCCAATCTTTGCCGGCCACAATCAACTTTGACCCAGCCGAAGTAGTAGGCATTGCTACATTATCAGAAGATCAATATGGGATCAGTTTTACTATAAAAGAAAGTGAACTAGACGAGAAAGGCAATACAACCATAAAAAGTATGCTTTTGCATTCTGTAGCATTGTTGACAAGATAGCATATTAGCATAAACCAGGACAATCTATCTTATCTGAGCCACATCTTAACCGGAGCGGGTTTTTTTATTTACGGAAAATAGGACGCTACCTTTAACATTCCAGTTTATTATATGATGTAATTTTATTTTCCAAATAAAAGAGCTACGATCTGGCTGATAACTGGAAAATATGGGCATCTCATACATTAAAGATTGAGAAAAAGTATCGACCTTTACTCAGGAAAGTCATTATAGACTATCGTAGCTCTTTTATTAAGGATCTCACCACACACGGAAGGGAATATGCCCTATCACACCTCACGCCTCTATCTACCGACCTTTCTACTATACTTCATGATCTATACCAGGATGCCGGATTACTTGGCGCGCAATTGACCGCTAAAGAGATTAAAAAGCTAGCCGCTCAAAAAGGTGCTTTCTTCGGCCAAAACCTTGAATGGATCAATGAAGTACTGGCTTATCTTAAAATAAACCTGTTGCAACTCGTGTCTAAAATATCTGACACCATGCGCAGGGATATAGTTGAGGTACTAAAAAAAGCTGTTTCGAATGGTTGGAGCATAGATCAGACCGTAGAGGAATTGAAAAGGGAAGACCTTGCAGAAGCCAGAGCGCGCACTATTGCCCGTACTGAAACAATCAGGGCCGCTAATGTCGGTCATTCAGTAGGCGCCAAATCGCTGCCTTACGAGGTAGATAAAAAATGGAGCGCAGCAGAGGACGAAAGAACAAGGCATTCACACCGTGATGTGGATGGACACCAGACAAGCGAATACGGAGCTTTTAAGGTTCCTATTTATAAAGGAGATGAACTGTTAGGATACGACGAAATGCAATTTCCGGGTGATCCTTCTGCTCACGCCTCAAATACCGTCAATTGCAGATGCCGCGTTTTGTATATTCCCAAACGCGATCAGCAAGGCAAACTAATCCTACGCAGTAGCACTACCGCTACAATCATTCCTATGCGGAGTACAAATAATACCGTTACTCCCGCGCATCAAATCGCCGCCGCACTCAAGGCACACATTCGCTTCATTATTGGTGAAGCGGGTGAAACGGAATGATACTTAATCCAATATGTCAAAGTACGAGCGCCCTTACCAGTGTAAGGGTATTGTAAACAACGGACAGGTATTAATTAAAGACATCGACACACAGGAAGGCCGCATACAGGGCTATTTTGCCATTTTCGGCAATGTAGATTCTGACGGTGACATGATCGTGCCCGGTGCCTTTAAAAAGACGCTGTCCGAGGATATAGGCAGGATCAAACACCTGCTACAGCATAACCCCTGGCAACCCCTTAGCTCCACAAAATCCGGCCTTCAAATCAAGGAAGATAAAAAAGGATTGTATTTCGATTCCGTCATCTCTAAAACATCGTGGGGTAAAGATACCATCCAGCTTTATGCTGACCAGGTGATCGACGAACACTCCATCGGTTACGAAGTGATCCGCGAAGAAAAGAAAAGCGGATATAACGAATTACAGCAATTAAAACTTTGGGAAGGATCTTCTGTAACGTGGGGGGCCAATGAAAATGCCCTGGTTACCGGCATAAAGTCCATGACCAAGGAACAGCAGGTAGATCGTATGAACCACCTCATGAAAGCAATCCGCAACGGGCGCTATGAAAATGAGGAAATCTACGACATGCTGGAAATCTACTTTAAGCAATTACAAACAAGCATACTTTCTCTAACTCCTACTAGCACCCCAGCCGCTTCAAGGAAAGAAGCACCGGAGCCGCAACTAGAATCAGAAGAGGAAGAAGCGCTGTTTATAAAAGCGAAACTTCAAAACACATTATTAAAATTAAAATTGAGTTAGCCCTATGGCAATCGAATCAAAAGCTCTTGCGGCTCTGTCTGAACAAATCGAAGGTATTACTGAGACTGTGGCTGAGAGCGTAAAAGGAATCAAAAAAGATGTAAATGCAAACATCGAAAATCAGGTAAAAGGCATCAACGAAAACGTAGACCAGAAAATTAAGGCGTCTACAGAATCAATCAATGCTGAAGTAAAAGCCGCTAAGGATGAAGCTACCAAAGCAGCCGATAAGGTGAAAGAGTTGGACGCAGTTGTTACCGAGGCTAAAAACCTGGCACAGCAAGCCTCTGTTAAGCTCGATGAAATGGAAAAGAAAATGTCTACCTCTAATTTTGGCGCTCAATCTAAAGGCGAGTCTTTTGGTTCTGTATTGAAAAAAGCCGTTGAAGAAGCTACCGATGATATTAATAAATTCTCTCGTGGCGAGATTAAGCGCTGCGCCATCGAACTGAAGGGCGTAGATGTAAAAGCCGCTGCCGACTTTTCCACTGCAAATGTGACTGGCGGCAACGTTTGGGGTGCGCAGTATCGTCCTGGCATTATCATGAATCCTTCTACCATCACGCACGTGCGTTCGCTGTTGAGCGTGTCGCCTGCTGGCCCTGGTACGGATTACTACTTTATGAGAGAGAACGGTGCCGGCGATGGTTCTATCGCCCCAACATCTGAAAAACAGGCTGCTGCCGCTACTACTCAGGGCACAGGTTTGAAACCTCAGTTTGATCTGGATCTGAAAGAAGCCTCTGTAAAGTTCGAAACTATCGCTGGTTGGATGCCCATTTCTCGTAAATCCATCAACAACCTGCCTGGTTTGATCTCTTTCCTTCAGAAAAGGGTTCCTGAAAAATTAATGGATGTAGAAGATGCTCAGATCCTGTACGGTGATGGTACTTCTCCGAACATCAAAGGTATCTTAACTGCCGGCAACTTTACTGCTGGTTCTGCCGCTGGCACCACTGCCACAGTTGAAAAGATCATCAATGATTTGTCTTTGTTTGAGGATACTTACAAGAGAAAAGCAAGCGGTATCACTATGCGTCCTGCTGACTACTATTCTTTCTTCAAGAATAAAGCAGCCGGTAGCGGTGAATACGACCTGCCTCAAGGCGTTGTGTTTGTAAATGGAGTATTGTATATCCTGGGTATTCCCGTAGCTACTACAACAGCTTTAACCGCTGGTGATTATGTAGTGGGCGATTGGGTGAACGGTGCTGAGCTGTTGATCCAAGAGAATATGCGCCTTGAGTTCTTCGAGCAGGATGGTACAAACGTAAGAACCAACCAGGTAACACTGAGGGTTGAAGAAACCATTGCTGTTCCTGTATTCGGCTCAGATTACTTCTTGAAAGGTTCTTCTCTCGCAGCTTAATAACGTGGGAGTGGTCCCGTAAGACCACTCTTTTTTTTATACCTCATATGCAAGTAAAGTTTGAAAAGGATCATCTGCATTTTAAAAAAGATGATACCCACACCTTAGATCATTCAATGGCAAACTACCTCTATAGAGTAGGGGTAGTTTCCTATATAACAGGAAAAAAGGAAAGCAACCCGGTCAGCGGAAAAGTAGAAGTGAAGCCTAAAAAAGAAAAGAAAGACGCTACTAAGTGATTCGCTACTTAAATATCATCAAAGAATCTTCCGGTGGTTCTGAACCTGTGAGTTTGGAAGAGGTGAAGGCATGGCTGCAAATAGATTTTGCAGACTTTGATGATTTATTAAGCGGTATGATTACCGGAGCGAGACAAGCAATAGAATCTTATACAAACCTTTCGATTGTTGATGACGATGTGACCCTGGAAGTTGAGACCACCTGCGAGCGTGATAGGGTTATTCTGCCTTATGCGCTTAGTGTCGATCAGGTAACGGTCAAAGACGTGGACGGTAATACCGTGAGCGGGTGCAAGTTAAAGGGGGCGCAGTTAAAGATTGGTCAGATAGGGGAGTTTGAGATTTCTTATTCTGCTTCTATGGATAGTGTGCCAGAAGGATTAAAAGAGGCTATTAAATGTGAAGTAGCGGAAAGATTTTCCAAACGCGGGGAAAATCAGGTATTGAGGGGAACGGATTCCGGCGCTTCTCAAGGAATTTCAGACGCTGCTAAAGCAAAAGCAAACCCTTACGTTTCTATATGGCTGTAAATGCAGGAGACTTAAACAGGCCCGTTATCCTTCGTCAGCCGGTGAAGCTGGTTAACGATGAGGGCGGCACAGAAGTTAGCTACAGTGAGGAAACCATTACAACCAAAGCCTATGTAAAAGAAGTAAATCAGTTCAGAGGCACAGAAAGCAAGGGAGTAACGATCACAGACAGCAAAGACTTTTTTATTCGTTGGGCATCCAATAGAACGATTAAAAAAGACTGGATTGTAGAATACGAGGGTAGCAAGTATACGATCCACGAAATAGAAAGGATCGATGAAAAATACAAATTCATTAGAATAAGAGCCAAAATAAGTGCCTAATGCAGATAGTCTACGCCAAAATACAATATGACCTTATAGACACTACGCCTAATTTCTTCGCAAAATTAAAGCGGTATGTAGGATTGTTTAGAGTCGAGGCGCAGGATATTCACGACTATTTAAATGGGGTAATGACAGTTAGCTTTTATACTAACAAGGTTGAGATAAAAGATGGCGAATCTGCTCTTGTCCATTTAGAAGCTAAAAGAAATAAAAGAGGTAGTTGGTATTTCACAAACATCATTAAGATAAGTGCCTAGCGGAATATCCATACAGATTCAGGGCTTAGACCAACTTATACAAAGAATGGGGGCTATACCTGATGCTGTATCTCAGGAAATAGATGCCGAAATGGCTAGTGTGGCTAATGAGTTTGTAAATCGTGCAGTCTCTGATGCGCCGGTGGATCAAGGATTGCTTAAAAATTTAATCACTTGCTATCGGGAAGGGGTGATGGACTGGAAGATAACATCCGGAGCGAATTATAGCGCCTTTATTGAATTTGGTACACGATCAAGAGTTCAAGTGCCGTCCGATTTAGCTGAATATGCCGCTCAATTTAAGGGTGAGAATCCAACAGGCGGCGGGTTTTATGAATTTGCTATGTCGATTTTAAAATGGATGGAGCGTAAGGGCATAACAGCAGGCTCTTATGATGTTAAAACTAGGAAAAGGGTTGGAACTAATGAAGAGAAGTTCGATGAAGATGTGAGATTGGCAGAAGCTATTGCCTATTCTATTCTAAAGAAAGGGGTAAAACCTCACCCTTATTTTTTCAAACAACTGCCACAGGCGCAGGCTGATATGAACAGAAACTTAAGCGCTGTAGTTCAAAGAGCCTTGAATTCATGAAAAACCCTGCACCCTACATACGCCGGTCTTTATTCGCTCTTTTAAATGGAAGTGTGACTTACAACACAGTGGTTATTCCTGTATATGAAGGCGGTGGTAATAGCTCTGACAAATACCAGATACTGATTAAAGAATACACAGATGCAGACCGCTCTAATAAGTCAAATTTCAGGGGTGTAGGCAATCTGGTAATAGAAGTAGTGGGAGAGGAAGCTACAGCCTTAAACAAGCACGTAGATGCGATTGCGGACCTGGTAATGAATATCATCAAACCCGACACCAAGCAAGGGGGATTATTAAGCGGGGATGTGTTTCAGGTGATGATCAACGGGAAGCCTTCTATAAACGGATTGATAGAAGATAGCGGAGATGGTTCTGTGATCATCAGACGGATACTTAGATATAATTTATTAACCATAGAAAGGTAAATTAAGAATGCCATTTGCGCCAACAGACTTAGCGAATTTATGGGGCTGGTATAAAGCCGATGCCGGAGTAACTGGGACAACCTCTGTAACGGCATGGGATGACCAGTCCGGCAATGGGAACAATCTGGCAGCGACAACAGGGCAGGAGCCTGTTTTAGTAACTAGCGGATTGAATAGTAAGCCGACCATTAAGCAAAACAGTTCATTTAATGCTCAAATGGCTACGGCTATAGACTTCCCTGATTTGAGTGCTGGCGGTACAATTTACTTAGTCGCTAAACAGGTAAAAACACATAGCGCAATCAATTTTGATGAAGGCGGAGTATTCATCGGAGCGGGTAATACAGTAGATATGCAGATATATAGGGGTAACCTTGTAAACTCATTAAGTATTGCCGGGGGCATTAATACCGATTCCGACCATGTTACGGATATGACCGCATCCGATAATACATTCTATACCATCCGTCTTCGTTATGATGGAACTAATGTATATCAGTCTTTAGATGATGGCACAGAAAATTCAGTTGCTTCAAGTGGCGGCGGGTACATCCCAACTCCGCTGACAATGTTTTACTCTTTAGCAGGGGCTGCTGGTGATAAAGAAATTGCGGAACTGATTATATATACCGAAGATCATGATGCAACCAAACAAGCGCAGGTAGAATACTACCTGCAACAAAGATATATGCACTACTCTTGGACAGGATCAGTCCCAAGTAGTGACACCACAGCGGTTATTAACTTTCCTGCACCCCCTACTAAAACCGTAGGGGATGCAGACTTTGCACCGGGCGCTACATCAAACAGCCCCGCGCCGATCACCTATTCGTCTTTCAACACATCGGTGGCAACCATTGTAGGGGGGAATATTCACATCGTAGGGGCAGGGTCTTCTACTATAACCGCTTCTCAGGAAGCTACCACTGGATATACCGCTGCGGCTGATGTGATGCAAACCCTAACAGTAAACTCTTCTAATAACAATTCAAATAGCTCTAATATGGCAACTAACGAAGTACAAGCGGACGTGCTCGGCCTCTGGATTTCTACTGTGCTTACCAGCCCTCAGCCTACCGATTGGCTGGAATTGGTATGCGCGGAGAACACAGGACTGAGCGGATCACGCGATGTCAATAAAAAACGTACAAAATGCGGAGTAATTAAAGGTTTTGGCCCGATTGACTGGCAGATTACTGGATCAGGCACAACCAATACAACGCCCGGCACCGGTAAATTAAGTGGAAATGAAGTAATAGACCTGGCGCAAAACGAAACACCTATACTTGTAAAGGTGGCGCATGGTACAGATACTTCTCTTTACTACCGCCAGGGTCAGGGGCAAATCACAAAGTTCAACGAAACCGCCAACACTGGAGATCCTTTGAGTTTTGATTTTACCATTGATGTATCCGGATTGATTGATACCACACCTTAATATAAATTATGGTTTATTCACCTGATTATACAATATCACTCGCACAGGGGAAGCAAATTCCCCTTCTCTTTAATACCTGGACTTATAAAAAGTTCTGTCAGGCTATAGGCATTGAGATGGAAGAATTCTTAAATAGGCTTTCTTTGAATCCTAATGAACAAAAGCCAATTATTAAATTCTCGGAGCTTACTGCCTTTTTCCTATGCGCCTCTGAAAGTTTTTGTAGATACAACAATCAGCAATTTTCGCATACTGATCTTGACGCTTGTGGATGGCTAGATGCGATAGGCGGCGTTACCTCTAAAAAACTTGGAGAGATGGCCGTTATAGCGGTTTCGAAGCTAATAAACGTAGATCCAGAAACGCTAACATCAGCCAGTACTGTAAAAAAGGAAACTAAGGCAACAAGTGCAAAAAAAAAGCACTAACATGGTATTCTTTCTATAAAAGGGCGGCTTCTGCTGGATTAAAGCCGGCAGAAGTGGATTCTATGCATCCATGTGATGTTTGGATATGTATTGAGGGGCATGAGGAAAACTCTCGCTTACAATGGGAGCATACCCGTATGGTCTGCTATACTGTGGCAAGATACGCCTGTGACCCAAAAGGATTCCCAAAAACGCCCCAAGGTTATTGGTCTTTGCCCTGGGATGAAGAAGGATCGAAACTAGACAGCAGATCTATCATAGAATCGCACGCCCGGAAGGAGGCAAGACGTAAACTTTTAGAAGAGGCTAACAAAGTAAAAAGTTAAGGGTTTTTGGTTTCTCGGGATATATTTTTATCATTGCAGCAATATAAAGTGACTATGAAACTGCTTTTATTGCTGCTTTTGCCTTTTTTGCATACTCCGAAATCATCTTATGAAGAGGTCGTAAATGCGGACAGCGTAAGCAAGGCGGATCTATACCAAAGAGCCAAACGCCTTCTAATCGACAACTTCAAAAACACTAAAGGCGGCATTCCGTCAGATGATAAGGAAGCTGGGATTATAATTGCAAAAGGATATACGCAAGTACACCCAAATGCGCTTGAAAATCATGTCAATTATACTATTGAAATTGACGTAAAAGATGGCAAGTATCGCTATCAGATTGACCATATAGAATTTGAGGCATTTTATAACGGATCTTTAGGGGCTGATACTGTAGATGAGTTGAATGCCCTATATAATAAAAAGAAAAACCGACAGATTAAAAAACAGCTTGATTCAATAGAAGAAACCGTTAATGATTTAATCAAGACTATAAAAGAGGCTATGGGAAAGCAGCAAGCTACATGGTAACGGAAAATAGTAGTGTAGCCACATAAAAAAATTACATATAATTAGCGAATTTCGCTTATAATACCTAACCCAATCACTTTTGCCGGGCCGCCTGACGCCCTTCTTACTTTCGCCAAATAGATGCGATTTTATCGATGGCAGTAGAAGAAGGGCTTATAGTTTCGGTAAAGGGCGATACAAGCGACCTGCAAAAAGGCGCTGCTCTTGCTGTGGATTCTTTGGGAAGGATAGGCAATGCTGCTGTCGGAGCCTCCCAAAAAGGCGTACAATCTTTCGAGAATTTAAAGAAGTCACAGGAAAAGCTAGTATCCTCTTCTAACTCCGCTACAATTGCTTTAACAAATCTGGGCCGTGTCGCCCAAGATGCGCCGTTTGGTTTTATTGGCATTTCTAATAACCTGAATCCCCTTTTAGAATCATTTCAGAGGCTTCAAAAAGAAGCTGGAAGCACAAGTGCTGCACTGAAGATAATGGGATCGTCACTGTTGGGCGGTGGAGGACTAGGGCTTGCACTTTCGGCGGTCACTGCTATTCTTAACTTTTCTCAAATTGGTTTTTCTGCATGGACCCGTGGCGCTAAGACGGTGGGCGATGCTTCTGAAGAGGCAAGTGGGAAACTAGACAAAATAAAAGACAGCTTAGAAAAAGTAGCGGCAGGTTTCGCGGCTGATAATATTACGAAGCTGGAATCCTACGGATTAGCACTTAGCAATCTTAAATTACCATTAGAGGAAAGAAACAAGGTTTTAGACCAATATAATAAACTTGTTGACAAGCAGAATGAATTATCTAAAGATGATTTGGATAATATCAACAAGATAAATGGAGCCATTCAAAGCCAGATTCAATTATTTGAGCAAAGGGCGCTGGTGAAAGCGGCTGAAGACCAAATAAAGAATTATTATAAAACAATTTTTGAAAATCAATTTCAACTTCAAAAATTAGTAGCTGATTCAAAAAAGGGGACAGCAAATGATGTGGTAGGTGGGTTGACCGATGAGCAAAAATCTTCACTTCCGCAGAAGCCTACAGTGAGCTCTTTTGTTTCTACCCTATCTGCTGAGCAAAAAGCCGCACTCCCTGTTCTGAAAGGTTATAATGCGCAATTGGGCAATACTATTGACGGATTAAAACAACTCGGTGAAGATGCTAAAGATCCATTGGTTGGGCTTTCAGGCGGGGAATTAAATAAAGCTAAAGATGCGCTTGGCTTGAGTGCTAATGGATTTATTAATAACATAAAAGAAGCGAAAAAACAGGTAAACGACCTGTATGCTTTTATTCAGGGCCTTATAGGGAAGGGCGGGGTGTCTGTGCTTGATAATTTCGATTCCACCAAAAAAGGAGACAGCGGGGAAGGCGAGCAATTTAATTTTTTTGATCGATACTTTAATGCAAATCCAAAGACCGCTAGCGATAAGGCGAAGCAGGCTTTCGAAATGTATCAAACTGCTCTGGAATATGCTGTTAAAAATCAAAACAACTTTAAGGGCTTAGATGCTATTATATCAGCACACGATCAAACATCCTCTTTAACCGCCGCTAAGAAATGGTGGGAAGACGTCCAAAGAGGTATTATAGAACTAAAGCCGCCAAAACTTGAAGAGGCGGTATATATTACTCCGAAATTAGAGACTAATGATGCCCAGGTTGTTAGTTATGTTCATGCGCTTCAGCAACAACTAACAAGTACGCAAGGGGTCAACCCATTCGACTTTTCAAAAGTTGATAAAGATTTGTTGGTATGGAAGTACTCCCAGATGTTCAAGGACATAGGAGAGAAGATGCCTACTAATATTTCATTTAAAAACGACCTCGGACAAGATATTAAGTCTTCTGTAGCAGATATGAATGATTTGGTTATTCTGGCTAAATCATTAGGGATAGCATTTGAGAAGGCTAAGAACCCTTTGGAGGCGCTAAACAAAACATTGCAACAAACTGTTCAATCTGGTATATCGGGAGCCATTGCGTCTGTCGGTAAGGGCATCGGAGATGCGCTCGCGGGTGATGGAGGTTTCAGCGATGCTTTTAAGGGGATTTTCGCAGGACTTGGCGATATGATTGAGCAACTTGGGGAGGCAATGATTCAATTTGGTATTGCTAAAGAAATAGCTTTAAGCTCTATAAAAGCGTTGCAGCCGGGAGCCGCAATTGCCGCAGGCGTGGGATTAGTTGTTCTCGGAGAGATCGTTAAAACAAAGATGACTACTCCGCATAAATTCTCTCAGGGCGGTCTAGTGCCTGGTAGTGGCAACTCTGACACTGTGCCAGCATTGCTAACCCCAGGCGAATTTGTTCTTACAAGGGATATGGTAAACCGTCTGTCAGGCGGAAATATCGCTAATGTGCAATCCCTTATAAACGGACTGGCCTTCAAATCTTCTTCTTTTGATGTACGAGGTATTTCTTCAGGTATGAAGTCAGGTGGTGGAATGGTGTCAGGCGAAATGAACATTCATGTGCATGGAAGGATGTCAGGTAATGATATAGTTCTTTCAGGGGCTAGAACAAGCAGAAGACAAGGGAGGGCGTTTTAGTGGCTTATAAACTTTATTATAGAATCCGCTTCCAAAACGTAGAAGGGCAAAATATCTCTGTTCGTATCGCGGATACCACAGTACCGACAAGGGGCGGAATTGTATTCCCGACTTTTAGGGATATGACACCAAGCGGAGATCCTTTTCATATTACGACAATCGATAATAATGAGGACAAGTTTACACCTATCAGGGCCAAGCAAGCTACTATTCAATTTTTAGCAGACAATAATTTTAACCTCAACACCTTCGCTACCAATAGCGGAGATCAAAGGTGGTTCTGTGAGGCGTTTATAGAGGATAATATCAATCCGCTTGTCAGTGTAAAATACTTATTCCAGGGATTTTTGGTCCTCAACGATCTCTCGCAGGAATTCATTGATAATTCTGTTCACCCTGTAGTTACTTTAACCGCTACAGACGGACTAGGGCTATTAAAAGATATTCCACTTACAAAACCAGACGGCACCAATCCAAGAGGAGCAAACAGGATCATAGATTACGTTTCGTGGGCGCTACAGAAAACCGGCATTCAGGCTTCTATTAATGTGATGAACAATTTAATGGAAGAATCTTTCCCCGGTCTGCCTGCCTGGAATAATATTTATTTAGATGCCAAAACATTTGAAGGTGATGAGATAGGAACATCTATAAATTGCTATGAAGTTCTTACAAAAATATTAGGGGAAGAGTGTTTTTTAACCCAAATGGATGGGCAGTGGTGGATTCGCAGAATTGATGAATACGAAGGAAATACAAACTACCGGGACGCTTACGATTTCCAGGGGGTGTATCAAAATACCCTTTCTAACCTAACTTATAAAAAGTTCATCGGGCAGAACACGCCTATTCAGCTGATCGCCCCGGCTGCTTTGGTAAGTTTAGACAGGCCGCATTCATTTGCAAAAGAAACCTTTCAGTTTGAATACCCAAAGGAGATTATTGATAATATCGATTTCTCACGCGATGATAAAAACCCGTTCTATACCAATACTTATACAGATACTACAGACAATAACTTAGTCAAGACTGAGAAAAGGTATTCTTTACAGGATTGGGGTGTTTGGAAGGGTACACCGAACAATCCATCTAATTCGTCTGTCAATGCTTATGTAAGAAGGATTTTCGTTGATGGTTACGAAAAAGAAAGATATGCAGTCTTGCCTCAAACAACATCATTAGTACCTGTTCATTGGATAGAAAGCGTTCGAATACCTATTTCTCAATATGATAAGTTTACTATAAGTGTTGACTTTTCATTAGGCAAAAATATTACTGGAAGTTCTCAGACAATACAGCAGGAAGTACAAATAATGGTATATGGTGATGATGGGTCTAAGTGGGTTTTTGGTAACGACCCGATTGTTGGCGGGAAGTATTCTTGGGCTAGGTATATAGAAGGGAATATTAATGGAGACTTGAAAATCAGAACCTCTTACGATAAGAAGTCTCTGGACGAAACGCAATGGCAAACAGTTTCGGCGACAGTGGATCCGATTCCAGTAACAGGAGAAATTGTTCTTCGCTTTTTTCAAAGTGGGTTCCAGGATCAAACAGAAACAAGGTATGACAATGTGCAGTTTGACTATATTCCTTACATAAACGGCTCTTATCAAAAGTATTCAGGCCAATCCAATAAAGTCTCTCAGCCGGGTGACTATAAAGCCAATAGAGATAAGCAAGTATCCATATCTGGCAGCCCAAGAAAGCTGTTTAAAGGTGGGTTTTTAAAACAAGTAAACGGAAAGTTTGTCCTTGCGGGTAAGTGGTATAATGGAGCGGTGCCATCTCTTCGCGGTGGACCTCCAGCCGATTATATGCACCCTTACGGATTTATCCAGGCCTATAGCGTATGGAATCAATGCCGTAGAACTATGCGCCTATTCGACTGCAACATCATGGGACTAGCGACCCAATACAACGACCCGCCGGACTTGATGCACAGTTTTGAAATATTGGACAGTTCCCCACATACGCAAAACAAGAAATTCATGCTACTGCATTATGACATGGACTTTTATAGATGTCGGTGGAATGGATTCTTTGCAGAGGTGTACGATACGGTACTGGCAAAAAAGTATGATGATCCTTTTGAGTTCAAATTTATAGAAGGCAGATAAAATTAACAATATGGCACAAAGAGCAATAGAAGGGCAAAACGTACTACTCCGCGCAAAGATGGGCGGAGATTATATCCCTTTTGTTTGTGCGACTTCCGTAGAATTTTACTACGATACAGAACTGATTGAAAAAGCAACCGTAGGTATGTACGGGTTTAAATCCTGGGTCAGTGGGATGGGAGAGTGGGGTATTACCTTAAACTCCGTTACAACCGTTCAGTACACTTCAGAATCTTATACGGTTTTTGACACGCTTTTAGATAGTTTACGGAAAATAGGACTCTTTATAGAACTGTCTTTTGAGGATAATGATGGAAATTTGAAAACAATTACCGGACACGTTTTGATCCCACATACCGGGATCACATCTCCAGTTGACGGCTTTAGTGAGGACACCATAGAATTTAAAGGAGATGGAGCATTCGCCATTAATACCGAGTTAATAACCCCGGACACGGCAGACACAGAAGTGAAAACACCTATCGACTTCACAGCAGCAGGGGGGGAGACTTCACTTACTTATCCTGAACTGATCGGAGCTACACTTTTGTACGTAGGCAGGGATGGAACAGGTAAAGAAGTAATTCAATCGGACGATCCCAACGATAAGCAGGTGAAGTTCATTTCTACTACAGGAACGATATTTTTTGCCGCGTCCGATCCTTTAGGGCCGGGCGAATGGATTCTTATATTATACAAGTAAAAAGGCTTCTTCTTTTACTTTCTTTTTTTCTTATCGGTTATTGCGCACAAGCGCAGTTTACCCCTCAGTATTTGGGCGGTGCAAAAACGCACGTCTTTGCTAAAAGCTGGCTAAGTGTGGATTCTGCCTTTACCGCACCCAAGGATACTGTTTCGTGGGCACCGGTAGGTTCTCTGGTCATTCAGGATACCAATAAGGTATACATAAAAGGCGCTGATTACTGGCATTTGTTCACCTCGGCAGGCGCTTTGGCCCAAACTATAGACACTACGTGGTTATCCAACAGGATCAATCAAAAGCAACCTCTTTTAATTACGGGTAGCGCCTCTCAATATTTCAGGGGGAATTTAACGCTTGGTGATTTTTCAAGCGATGTATTAAGTGTAACTGATAATACATATGCGGCATTAAGTCATACCCACGCCATAGGAGATGTGACAGGGCTTGCCAGTGTACTCACATCCAAACAAGATCAACTAGTAAGTGGGATCAGTATTAAAACAATCAACGGCACCTCGCTACTGGGATCTGGTAATATTGATTTAACCAGCGGTTCAGGTACAGGGTTGATTAACAATGTATCCTCTGAATTTACGGTAAGTGTAGATACTTTAAAAGTCAACTCAATTTCTTCTGGTAAGATTACTGGCACTAAAACGTCCTCATTCATATCCGATCTGCAAGCAACTATATGGGGTTCCCACTCTGGGAACGCCCCAATTGATTATAATTTATCAAACGGGGTTATTAGTGCAGATACCGCAACCGCAGGCATAGGGCTTGCTACGAAGGGAAGATTATATAAGTCTTTAGACAGCCTTAGAACAACTATCAATGCTGCTACAGCATTCACTCCTATAGGATCTTTGCAACTTGTTTCTGGCAACCTCTCTTTAAAAGGAGATTCAACTACCATACATGGATTAAAAGTATACGGGAGAACAGACACAAGCGCCGGCTTTTACAATACCATCACCTTTAATAACTACACTCCGGTATTAGGTAATGTCCCTGTCTACGACACGGCTAATGGTGGGGGATATGTTAATAAACCCATCCAACAAATTACCATATCCAAATGCCAGGGGTGTGTACCTATTTACGACACCACCGCTAAAAACTTTTCCCTTACTTCTTATATCCCTGCGGACTTTAGCGGAGCACAGAACGGCCAAATCCTGTCCACCGATATTATTCACAATAAGATTGTGCCTATCGTTCCAGTCTACAACAACGATTCCTCTTTAAAAGTATTGATGATAGACCCTGTTACCAGTATCCCTTACATAAGAAACAGGATATTAGATGACGGTGGATTTACTATTTATAACGATTCAACAAGAAGGCTTGGTGGCGTAATGAATTATGCGGCTGATTTTACCGCTACATCCGGCAATTACATGCACTTTAACGGAGCGGTAGGTAGTGATGGACTTTCTCCTTTTGTGTTTGCTTCTCATGGGTCAGGTGGCGGAAATGATTATGGTGGCGGTATCGGACTGGATGCAAGACCTAACGGCGGTTCGGCATTTGGGTTCTTTGCAACCACGCCTTCATCTTCAAGGGGCCGGTATGGTGTTGCCCTTTTCGACAACAGAAGAAATACTTATGTATGGGCGATAGATTCCACCGGCAGGCAGTGGTTAAACTATGCTGTAGGGACGCATTCGCGATTGGGACTATGGGATTCTACAGGAAAAATCAATATACTTTCTAACGGTACATTAGATCAGGTACTGGCTATTGGGGCTAGTGGTTCACCTATCTGGAAAACCCTTCCCGCCGCACTTGCCAATGGCACAGCAACCAACCAATATTTAAACTGGAACGGGTCAGCATGGACCGGAAAGCAGATACAACAAAGCGAGATTGCTTATAGCGGAACTTCTGCTCAATATATTAACGGGGCAGGGACAGCGACAACTTTCCCGACTATCCCCACTAACAATAATCAACTAACTAACGGTTCAGGCTATATCACCAATACCTTATCTACAGCTCTCACCCTATTCAATTCACCAACTACACCCACAGGAGGTGCAGGAAGCCTTTATTATGATAATTCCCTGTTTGCCTTCAAGGCCAACGTGAATGGTACTTGGAAGTATCTACTTACAGGCGCTTCAGCAGATGGGAGTAGTGATTTTGTCAAAGCAAGTCCATCAAGCGCACAAACAGCCAGCATTAATATAACAGGTAGTATTCAGTCTGCTGCCATGACAGTAGCCCCACCTACAGGCAATGCAGCAATTGGAATTGTTAGACCTGCAAATCTTCAATTTAGCGCCATCACCTTCAATACAGTGGGTGATTTATCAGCAAACGATCCTGTTTGGCGTTTTGGGCAGAAGGATGGCACTAACAAATTGTTCGTTGACGCTACATACGGAAGCACTACAACGACTTATTTAGATCTTGGGGTACCATCCTCCCCTGCAATCAACTTTTATCAATCAGTTAATATATCAGCAGCAACTTTACGACTGGGCAATCTTTCTTCAGATCCGACAGGAGCAGCGGGTAGTGTGTATTTTAACACAATAGATAGCGTTTTTAAAGGATATGGGAAAGGTGGGGTCTGGAAGAAATTCCTCATGGAGGGCGATGTTTCTGGAAGTCTTTCTGGACTGACTACAGGTTATATTCCCAAAGCTACGTCTTCAACTACGGTAGGGAATTCAAGCCTTTTTGTAGATGCTTCCAACGGGGCGGGTGCACAGATGTATGGGTTCAATACTTCGCCCTCTTCCGCTATTGTTCACTCAGAAACTGGGGGAAGCGGAAGTGATCTTTTCAAGGGAACCGTAACGGGTACTTTAAAGTTCAAGGTCGTTAATAATGGAAATATATACTCCGCTGGTATAGATGATGGTGCAGGCGGATATAGGGACATCGTTGCTCAGGGCGGTTATGTAACGGGTATGCAATCAAAAGTTTTAACGGATGCCAACTATACCATTACAGGTATTGACGGCGAAGTCGTGCTTCCTATTCCCTCGTCTACCAGGACGCTGACGCTTCCAGCGGCTTCTACACTAAAAGGAATGAAGGTAGTTATTCATAACCGGGGCGCAGCCGGTCAATGGATACTAAGTGGTTCTTATATCCAAACCGGAAATAATGGACTGACAGAAGATTTTGTCAACTCTGGAATTCCTTCAGGGAAAGTGATAGTGCTAAGAAGTATCGATGTAGGATCAGGTACGTACAAGTGGATTCAAATGAATAATTAA